CGCATGCTCACGGGTGTCTGGGGAGGGTCTCACAAAGGGGGGGTCGACAAGCCCCGGGACTAGCCCTGCTGCCCTCACTGGCCGGCTTCGGCCAGTTCATTGATATCGTTCAATGGGACGGTTTATTACTTACTGTATGTTGTTTTAGTGGCTTCTGTATGCCTAAATGCCTGGTGTTGCGGTCGATTGTCAGATGTGTCAGAGTGGCTTGTAGTGGCAGGCAATATGCAAGTTGGCGGTAGCATAGCTAATTGATGTTTATTTAAGTTTCTGACCTTTGCCACAGAGGTGTTATGTTCCACAGGGGAGCCATAAGTGACAGTAGATAGCAGGAATGGATATTCAACCAGAAAGCCATCAGTGGTTTGGTCAACGGACAACAATGGTATGTCTGTGGTTTTCCGGCAGTAGAAGGTGATATACCAACTGGTGTTAGGATCATCGTCTATCTCTCCAGAGTCGATAACCTCGACGCCATCAGTGTCATTGAAATTCGATAGAACAAAATTCAGGCCCAAGCTGCCAATCCCTATGAAATATAACGTGTTGTATCCACAGGTGCGGACATTAAACCAGAGGGTCTGGATATTGTTGGTGACTATAGAGTCCACTTCAAGCTCAGTAATACTGGAACCAACACCGGTGGAAAACCCAGAACTGTCATGATTACTGGAGTGAATCGTTGTGGTGGTAGCCAGAACGTTGGTGTAGGTAGTCCCAGACACACTGCGCTTGCAATTTGCCATTCTAATAGAGTTATTGACAGCAAAAAGGGCTATGGGAGACGGGTAGCGCTCCTGCACATGTAGCTCATAGGTCAAATCACCTAGCCAGTGATCTTCAGAGTCCAGTCCAGCAACGGTCACATAAACCATTCTCTCATGCAGTTCAGACTCCAGAACCAAGTCCATAGGAGCAAGGTCATATTTCATGGAATGGCTGGTATTGGCCTGTCCCCCCATACCTTCAGCAGCATGCGGAGCGTATTGGCACACATCTGTTGGATTCTCCATAGCACATTTGATGCCAACAGTGACAATTACACCCACCACACCGGCATTTAGTCTACTAGATGGTTCATAATTTAACTTGAGTTTAGATTGAATCTGAAACCCGTCAAATGACATGAGGATCCTTCTGAAGGCTGCAGCATGGAATAACTGGCAAGTCACTGCCTCATTGGAATTGATGGAACAGACTTTTCCCTTCAATATTGTCATGGTAGTTATCTTACAGAGACGGGACTGTGACAAAGTTGCTTATATGCTTGTTGATCAGTCTGACTGGAATATTTGATAGTTATGCAGTAATTGACTAATGATATGCGAATTAAACGATGGCCACCTGCAGGCCGCTGGGGGCAGGAATTGTTGATAGTTTAAGTTCATGATTGGTAGCTCAAGCTCGATGCGGGTCAGAGTGTGTGGTATTCATGAGTACTGCTAAAGAAGTAGTACAGATCATTTAAGTCAAATTCTCTTGGTGCGATAGTCAATTTTGGTGGGATATGATCAATGTTATTCGATCCATCCAACCAAACCTCCATCATCTCCTGTTCAATTGTGCCTATGTTGCTGTTCACAAAAAATGCTGCTCTGGCCTCTATAGTTGTGTTCCTCTTCCTAAGTGCCCATAAGTAACCTTTTGGTATAGGTGCTAGGTCCATTCGCCGCTTAATCTCCTTTGGGTAGCGTGGGGTCAACATTTTCTTATTAGACTTGCTTAGTGGGTGACTAACGTTGTGTGTCAAATTCCTGATAACGAATTGGCACCAAGCCCCTATAATAGGAGTGTCCAGATCGGAGGCTGCGTAACTCAATGCCTTAGCCAATAGCAGGCTGTTTCTCAACTTAACTGTCCAATCCTTCTCTTGTGTTGGGTGGGCCGTCATATGCATCTTGACTATTGTTCTTAATGGATCAGCCATCGACTTGACCTCTCCACGGTCAAAGTACAACATCCGTCCGTCAAAGGTTGCAGTGTGGATATCATGGTGTATTTTGATCTTGGCATCAAACCCCAACACCCGCATAGCCTCGGTTAAATCTTCTACTAGGGACTCCAGTGCATGATTATTCTCAACTCTCATAATGGGACCATATATGGTAATCAGACCATCGTCCCCATCATGAACCGACTTGAAGTCAGTGTATCCCAAGCTGCAAAAGGCCAACTGAGTGATCAGACAGTTCAGTATTGTGTTGCCAATACTGGTGTTAGCGTCTCCGGAACATCTGCCTCCGACAGTTGAGTATCTTATTCCTTGAGTGTGGAAGCCCCTAGTTACAATCTGCTTGTTTAGCAAGGCCCTCAATTCCTGCCTGTCATCTGGATGACACATATAGCTCAACAGTTCAGTCTCAACATACAGCCAGAATCTACTAATATGCCTATCAAATCTAGACTGGTCAATGTCAATGACAGTGGACACGGGGGTTAACCCCAAATACTCAGCAACATGGACATCTCGCTGGCTCACGCTTAGATGTTTAACGGCCCATGGGCACTTAAAGTCCCTTTCTATGCCGGCTATGATGGGCCCCAATCGCACCAGATATTCGTCAGGTCTGGGGGATATGTTTCTCGGGTCTGTTGGCTTCCCTGCTTCTATCTTTATAAAACTCTTCACCCCGCTGGCCGCCTCATCCGCCACTTTCCAGTGCCCGGTATCAAACTCTCTCTGGAGTTGCTTTCTCCTCCCACCTGTATACCGGGCAACCCAGGTGGGAAACTCCATAGCTTCACTGTGGACTGGAAGCGGATGACCCGCTTGCTTGTTGAGTCGAACGAACCATCGCGCTACTCGGCGAGCTGCTGATCTCTGGTGTTTGGTTGGTTTCAGTGCTATTAGCCGATCGTGTTCTGGTAGATTCAACTTGTTGACCACGCGTGTCAGCAGTGATGTTAGGGCGTTCTGAGCATTGTTCACTGGTAGTACCCCTTCCGCTTCCACGGGGACTAGGCCGGGTAGTAGCCTGGTTCCCCTCCATCGGAAACAACCTCTCGACGGCTGGTTGACTCAATGTGTTAACAGCAGCATTCTTAGCTGCCGGTTTGCCCTCAACTGCCATGTTCTCAGATTTGAGGAAGTTTTCAACACGGCCCAACACGTGCCCCTTCACATATGGACTGTCCTCGGTTGCAGGGGAGCTTTGGCTATCCTCAAAGTTGACAGGCTTCTGGGGTTTTCCAGCCTTATGTCGGTCTGGGTCCGGCAAGTACTTTGGTCCAATAGGGGCCAACTTGGCGCTCTGAAGTTCCGGGACAGGTGCAACTCTGCTATCGGTACTTGAGCCCTTGCTGCCACCTACACTACCAGGAAAGGCGGGGTATGTGGCTGTTCCCATCTGGTCTACTTGTCTTGATAGTGCCGGAGCTAGTGGTTCAGATGAACTGTTTGAACTTAGATCAGATGTAGGTCCTGGTTGTGGCGTGGAAAAATTTGGGCCCATAGGCCGATAGCATTGTATCCGTTCCAAACCTGACACTAGAGCACCAGTTGTCGCTGGTTGGGTTTCATTGGAGATGGTATGTAAAATGGGCTCACTTGGAAACATGTCAGCCACCTCTCGTATTCTCTGGCCAGCTACAGGCATACTATTACTCCTGCGTGACCTTCCAGTATAATACCATGCGATCATGTCATCATATTCGGACGTGGGGGTGGTATTTGCCATGCCAGAACCAGGACTGGGGCCGCTAGTGTTCGCAAATTCGTCTGGACTAGTGATGGACAAAGAAAGTGACGAATTGGAGCTGTGGGAACTGCTCACACTCTGCTCACCATCTTGTGATTGTGACTCATCATCTGGTTCATCTCGATACTCCTGTAGAATGAATGCCTCTTCAGCGTCCCTGAGATCCAATTGTTGAGCACCACTAATGGGCATTTCCCGGGCCACTTCTTCAAACACATCCCTCGCGTCCCGGATAACAACCGGAGGGATGGTCTCAGGAGCCATACCCAGCCCCTCGTGGACGACTTCTGTTATTACTGGTGTCATTCTAGTCACAGCGGCAGCTGCCTTGACAAATTCTTCCGAGTAGTCAACTCTTCTCTCAAACAAGACGGGAGGGTCGTAGACGAAAGAAGGCCCGGTCTTGTATTCCGATGGTTTGTACCTGGGCCCAAACCACACCATTGTTATCACCACTACAGCTGGGAGTAGAATAGCCCGCAATAAGCCATGTATTTCCCTCACTTGGAAAAATTTCTCAGCTTTGTCCACACTCTTAAATCCAGATTCCATTTCTCGCCGCATGGCGACGGCCCTAGCAACCACCAATTCCAATACCACCATCGTCGCAGCTTCATTACAACCAGCATCTCGCAAAGCAGCACGCACCAAGGTGATGCCCATCTTTTCATAGTCGCACGCCCGATTATTTACCAACCTCAAAGCCACGCCTTCGACTAACCCAACTGGCACTCGCCAATGAATGGCTAGATCCGGGGACTCCCCACATAGTTTGCCATCGCACAGCTTGACATTGTCCGGTAGCATTCTCACCAATGCCGCGCATTCCTTGACCCTCATGGAGTGCGATTTCAATATCGGTATGGACCTTGTGAACGCCACTTCGTATACGGGGAAGAGGTAGTACAACTGGGTGCTCCCGAATGATCTGAGCTTCCTGGCTACCACGCAGCGCTTCCTGCCAAGTATGTAACTCTCATCGGACCAGCACCAAAAGTCATGCTTATACCTACGACCCCCAAGGGTTGTCATCTCTACACCTTTGTCAGTATACTCCAGCTTACACTCGTCTTGGAAGCCAATCGGATAATTTGAAAAGTCAAAAGTGGCCATTATGCCGAACGCCGTAGTGTCATCAAAGGCGAAATCAGCAATATCATAGGCACTAAGATAAAAATCGGAGTAACCCATATAAACCGCATCGCATTCATCCCTACACTCATGGACCTTATGATGACCAACTTGAAAGTGTTTGAAATGTTCAATCATCCGTGCCTCCGCTAGTAATCGGTCTGGATCATCAGGCACCACCCTATTATTCACTATCGAAGTTGTTTGACCTCCATCTTGGATGGTCGCTAGTCTCTCACAAATATCATTGTAGTGACCATCCAACTCAGCCTTCCGAACCGCATTCTCTGCATCGACTGGCAAGCAGACGTGCACATATGGTCTTCTATAATTTCTCATCAGTGAACCACCCACATCTCGTATACGTCTGGCCCCAAACTTTCTCAATGCCATCATTGCAGCCCGTTCACACTCCCGACGTTCATACGCCAATTTCGAGTGCGGGTTGGAGTTGTCTGGTTTGTAATCTCTCCATGGGTGCTCGATCTCTAAGAATTGCACCAACTTGCTTTTCACTGGTCTCCCGATAGTGGGTCCGCGTGGTATGAACCAGGCTGGTACTACAATGAAGTAGTCATCAACACTAGTATCCAAACTCATCTGACTAAATTTCTCCAATCTCAATAAGGTAGACACTTTATTCCAAAGCAACTTAATAGTCCAGGTGGTGTATGCCAGGCCATAGGCAACTGCCCCCTGATTCCTCCAACCAGATACCACTGATTTTGGCCCTTTGAGTCTCTTGTAGCCAAAACTTGGCCCCCATCCAATTGCCTGGATCATTCTAGTCGCACACAATCCCATCACTATTACCAATGGGGTCCCAACTCTCGGGATTAACAATAGCTTGCTAGCCACGTAAAGCCCAGCAGACACCACAAACATAACAGTTGTATAGGTGGTCCGTACCACCCCCCAGAAGTCAGTTACATAGTTGGCAGGTAGACTAGCTATGCCGAAGAATCCAGAATGTAGTCCATCAAAGAACATGATCTTCTTCCCAAAATTGGCCTTAAGTCCAGATACTGTGTTGACAACTACCTCTTTGACTGACACAGTCATGTAAGGAGCAGCCTCCGCCATCAATACATTTATCTCAGTCGTCAACGGAATATACTTCGCAAATTCGCAAATATAATTCGACGCACCCATGGCCACATCTCCCACCGCCTTGGAGCAATAACAGACTGCTCCAGTTGTCACACGAGAAGCAGTCCCTACCGCCTTCAAAACCCCTAGGACCCTCAGTAGCCCCAATGTGGCATCCGAAAGATACAACCAAGCATCCCTTATAGCATCGGCAAGTGTTCCAAGTGGGGTCCTGTAAACTAGTGATACGACCCACCTCAACCCTTTCATCCCCTGTCCTCCAAACCACACCAACACCTGTCTAACGGTGCCGTACACATATACCACACAATCCATAACGCAGCTGATTACTCGATTCACACCACAATCATCTCCTAGCAACGACGCCAGTGAGCTGATCTTCTCAGCCACAGTATCAGCAGGCAGTCCTTCTGCCTCTAAAATTCCTCCAGTAATCTCACCGATCTCATGTAGTCCGACGGTTGACTCTAGCGATGAACGCAATTCGGAAATCAACTTACTAGCCATTTCTCGA